GTCCGAGAACGATGAATACAAGCAATTTCTACAAAAGTATCATTGTAAAAAAGGACAGGATTATACTCACACTTCGATAGGAAATCCAAAAATCAGTCTCTATGTGTCTGATGAGAATTATGAAGAGTTTATGGAGAAGTACAAGAGTTATCGAGTTCGCGGTACCAAGATGCATCTGACTGAAAAGCCGAAGGATCCGAGTTGCCTCCGCGTCGACATGGACTTCCGTTTCGCAATTGGTGAAAAACTCACTCGAATGTACACAAGCGACCACGTTAAAAAAATAGTCAACAGCTACTTTGCGATTATTAAAAGCCACCTCGATATCAACGACGATGATATGCTGGTCGCATACGTTCATGAAAAACCGGCTCCGATCGAATCGAAGGGCAAGATGAAAGACGGTATCCACATCATTTTCCCACACATCATTGTGCCGAACGCATTCCAGCACTATGTCCGTCGCAAGATATTAGATGATGCCCCCAACATTTTCGAGGGTATTCCGCACACAAACACTTTCGACAACATCGTCGATGAGGCGATTATCGATAAAAACAACTGGCAGATGTACGGCAGCTCCAAGCCGGATTGTAGCACGTATCAGATTACACAGGTGTACAAGTATCCTGATGAAGTCTTAAAGCTGTCCGCCCAAGAGGAATTGGATGCGGTAATCTTTCAGTCGATGCGTAAGCCGGCTAAGAAGGTGCCATATATCCCTGAGAAGGTCAGTGAGATAGATGAGTACATTCGGGTGATTCTGCCGATGACCTTAAATCGGCGGAAGGATAAATTGCATTCACAGATATTTGGAAACACGATTAACCTCACACGCACCCAGGTGAGTGATGAGGAATTTGAGATGGTGAAACAACTGGTCAAATGTTTGAACAAGGCGCGTGCTGAGAATTATGAAGATTGGGTGAAGGTCGGTTGGACGCTTCGCAACATCGACAATCGACTGCTCGAAAACTGGATCGAGTTTTCACAGGTCTCCACAAAATACATCAGTGGCGAATGTGAGAAGCTTTGGGATAAAATGAAGCTGGACACACTCGGTGTCGGCTCTCTCCATTATTGGGCGAAACAAGACAATCTGAAAGAATACAACAACATTTCTGACACCAACATCGTGCGGCTCATCGATAAAGCTCAGGGCAGCAAAGGCGCACACTTTGATGTTGCGTGCGTCGTACATTGTATGTACAAGCACGAGTACCGCTTCACAACCAAGGATTTGTGGTACACTTTCCGCGAGGACAAGCATCGTTGGGTGCGCTCAAAGGAAGGTCTCAAATTGCGCACGATTCTCTCACGTGACGTCTGTACAAAATTTTTAGAGCGCGCAACATACTGGACTCGCCAGGCGTGTGACAGTCTCGAGGAAGATGACATTAAAAAGTGCCAAGACCGCACAAAGATGCTGAATGACATTGCGTTAAAGCTGCGGTCATCGGGTTACAAAGACAGCATTATGAAGGAATGCAAGGCGCAGTTTTGTGACGAGAATTTTGAAGAACTCTTAGATTCGCATTCGCACTTGATTGGATTTGATAATGGTGTATATGATTTGCGCCTCCACGAATTCCGTGATGGAATTCCAGACGATTACATTTCTTTCTCCACAAACCGGAATTACATCCCATATAACCCTCATGCTATCGAAGTCAAGGAAATCAATGACTTCTTTGCACAGATGTTTACAAACCCGGCGATTTGTAAATATGTCAAGGACATCTTTTCTTCGACAATCGATGGCGGTATTCGTCACGAAAAGTTCTATATCTTTACCGGAAGTGGTTCGAATGGCAAATCGAAAATTCTCGAGCTTATCCAGATGATGATGGGAGATTATTACTGCATTCTGCCGATCGCGCTGCTCACCCAAAAGCGCGCCGCATCGAATAGCGCTCAGGCCGAGCTCGAGCGGACACGCGGGCGTCGCTTTGCGATCATGCAAGAGCCATCGGACGGTGAGAAAATCAACATTGGTCTGATGAAGGAACTATCGGGCGGTGACCGCATTCAGTGCCGCGGACTTTTCAAAGAACCGATTGAATTCAAGCCGCAATTTAAGATGATCATGACCTGTAACGAGTTGCCCGAAGTGCCGAGCGATGATGGCGGCACGTGGCGTCGTATCCGTGTCGTCGATTTCTCCTCCAAATTCAAAGAAGATCCCGATCCAAATAACCCGAAAGAGTTTATGATGGATACGGAACTCGGTGAAAAGTTTGACCGCTGGGCGGACCCTTTCATGTCGATGATTATCGAAAACCACAAGACGACCGATTTACGCAACATCAAAGAGCCGATGGAGGTTCGTAGTGCGACGGAGAGCTATAAGAAGAACAACGATGTTGTCGGTCAGTTTATCGATGAGAAGATCGTCCGCGACGATACAGTTGAGCGCCCGGTGATGTTACAGTCGATCCATTCGACCTTCCGCGCGTGGGCAGGATTGAACATTCCGAAGGGTAAGAAAGTACCAGATCGGATGCAAGTCCGAGCATATATGGAGAAGATATTTGGGGCATATCCAGTTGATGGGAAAGGCTGGAAGACCTTTCGATATGTAACGGAGAACAGCCATATTGAGGATGACGAAATCGTATAAAAAAATGATATCTCATATAACATAGACACACAGAGATGGATATTCAAAAGATTTTGAAACATTCGATAGAGCTTTTAGAAATTCGTGGTGAAGATGTGAGTGAATACGAAACTGGTTTAAATAATATTCAAATCAATCGGTTTTACAGTGAAGTAGTGACTCGTTCGACGAAGAACATTACAGTTTTCTATATCTTTTCGAAGGATACCTTGTTTAAGAAATGGTGGAGCGATGTGAAAATGATGACTGCCGAAGACATGGAGAAAACGTATAAGACAAAGGGCTTTATATTGATTATGCCCGACTATCCTCCGTCAATTACACTTCAGCAATTACAAAACAAACACCAAGTTTTGTCGACGACGGAAGGTTTCTTCTTCCATCTCTTTCTATGCAAGGAACTGATGTTTAATCCGATGAAGCACGAACTCGTTCCTAAACACGAAAAAATTACAGAAGAGGAAGGAAAAACACTGATGGAGAACCTTCAATTAAAATCAAAGACCCAGATCCCGCTAATCCAACGGACAGATGTAATTGCTCGGTGGCTAGGGCTCTCCCAAGGAGATATAGTGCGTATCACTCGATACAATGAGACGTCGGGCGAATACTACTTTTATCGGTGCTGTATTTAGATATTATTGTGGAGGCATTCTTTTTTTCTTTAATATTTTGTAAGAGTAGAATAAATGGATGCGGCTAGCATTGATAAACTTGAAATAATTGAGAATAGCTTTATCCAGAAAGATTGTAAAGCGCCTTTTTTGACTTCAAATACTGGGACTAATTTACCTGTTGATTTAGCTACTTATAATGATTCGTATATAGGATCACCTACCAGAGCAGTATATTATAAAGCGAGTGGCGAAACAGTGAACCCGACATTTATATCAAATAATATAATAAATAGTTCGAACAATTGGCCTGCTAATCGTTTCCCTGAGAATGGTTGGCAAATCACATCTTCACCTCGGAGCAATAATGCTTACAGGGTATTCGACACTGATTCTCCCACAACAGCATGGTCTGTTGATGTTGTTGCAAACAGAGCAAAACCGTTTATTACTATAAAGTATCCAGCGCCTGTTTTAATAAAGAAAATTAATATAACTATTAGCAGTGTAAGCCGCCCATCAATCATTAATATATATGGTTGTCGAAAAATTCGAGGCAATACAATTGTATGTAGCAATACCCCTATCAAGACACTTACCAGTGCTTCTGGTAGTGACGTTGATATCTCAACGTCAAATTTATATGACGGATTTAAAATTGAATTTGCGGCAGTAACATCAGGATCATCTACGACAATTTCTATAAGCAATATAGTAATAACAACACAGTCTTCCGGTAGTTCTTGGGTAACTGGTTGGCCAACTGCTGCAATTAGTTCGGTAAGTGACATAAATTTCACAAAAGCGCTTGCAAGTAGTAATGCCACGTTATTAACACTATTAGATAACTTACGGATATGTTACAATTTATTAGATGACCCATCTAAATTTTCAGCTTATAAAGCACAGACGGCAGGATTGAAAGTTAAAAAATATTCAATGACAGTTTCATCACAATCACCACCATCATATACATATAATGAAACTAGTTCCAACGATAATTTAACAGAAATTAACACCGCAATGGATACTATATTTTCCTCACGCAACGCTCTATCAAAATTACACCAGGATAAGACAAATTTTTACGCTGTAAAAAGACTTCTCAGAGCATACGAGTACATTATTCACGTATATATTGCTATGAAACTTGAACCCGGTCCAGGATCCACATATATAACAGATGCAATAATAAACAAACTGAATGCCGAAAATAATTCTGCAAGTGATAGAAATTATGGGTATGAACGCATGCAAAAAAGATTAGAGGAAACTACGAACAAATATAGCACTCATCTAGATACAATTGACAATTTAGATGTACAGTTAGAAGATCTCAAAGAAGATGTTGTAAAAGAGAAGAGTATTAAAGCTACAAATTCAAATATTCTAAATAAGAATACAGTCGTCTATTATGTATTCTTAGTTTTGTTTATTATTTTAGCGTGTGTTCTTCTCTATGCCCTTCAGCACCAAGAGGATTCGAAATCAAAACTATATGTTGGCGGTGTACTTGTCACAAGTATTGTGGCGATGATTCTCATCTACTTTCTGAATATGTCATACCTCAAAGAGGGCTTTACCGCACGATCTGTGACGAGTGAAAGTTTAAATGGGTTAATTGTGACATATTTAACGGATACCGTAAATATCGCGTTACTTAATAAAAGCGACAGTACATACAAAAGTGTAATGCATGTCGTAAATAAAGAAATAGATCGCTACGACGGCATTAATAAACAACTCAAATTAGAAGCAGCTGGCACAAATGACATTCAGGTTGATGACCACCGTAATGCACGTGTCCTTCAATATCGGGTATATTTATTACTCCAACTGATGATTATACTATCAATCGCGATGTTCATATACTTATACACTGGTGAAAACGTCCTACTCTTTGGTATTGTACTCCTATTGGTACTATTTGTGATTTATCTGTATATCATGAACAGCCACGGTATGGTACACACGGATGCTAAAAAAATATATTGGGGCGAACCTTCTATTATAAACTGAACTGGCCCTAAACAATCTCTCGATTGTTGAAGCCCTAAACAATCTTCAAAGAATTTTTCACAACAAAACCTTCTTTTTTTAGCCATTTTGTCGAATATAAGTTGAGTGGATGGAGTTCGTTCAAAAATACATACGTTACCAGATAATATATTATTACAATGATAACACTAAGGAAAATATTACGAGTTGGTGCGTAGAACATCGCCACAAGTAGGAATACCTGGGTGACAGGATGTTTTAATAATTTTTGTTGGGCTTCTGTGAAGTTAAACTGGTAATTGCGTGACCCTAATTGCATAAATAACATAGTTAGGCCATTTATTAAAGCCGCATCCAATAATGACATATCTTATTATATTTGAATATTTTTATCAAAAATATTCAACTATAATAAAATTTATATTTGAATATTTTTATCAAAAAGAAAAATGTTTTTGTTAGTTAAAGTGGAGATGTCCCAATATTGTTCTCTGGAAGAAGCATATAAAATACCGGTGGCCAAAAAGGTTCGTCCCGAAGGATTCCAATCGATGAAACCTTTAGACAAACCGTACTCTTCTCAATATACCGATTATGATTATATGTGCAAAAACTCAGGTATCTGCTTGACGAATCCTAAGGAAACTTTTAGTTCCTCGTCAGAAAAACCAACGGCGCCCGCCGCCGCGGCAAGCTGCTCTCCGTTGACAGCACCAACATATCAATATCCGTTTAGCGAAAAAGACAAAGAAAAGTTTCGCAAAGCCTTAAAAGTAGCGTTAGAGAATATGGAAAATCCAGAACCACCACCCCTTCCTGAAACGACCACCCAACAGGAAGCTGCATTTAATGGATTCGTTGATAAAGAATTAGAAGCGTATATGATGGTAAATGATATGAAAGAAGGGGTTCGTGTCACTACATTGCCACCAGCCGGACCACCACCTGCTGATTTTTCACCTGTTGTGGTTGGTGTGCCTCTCGAAAGCACCAAAACCGATGATGTTAAAAAACAATCATCCACCGATACCGATTCCAAATCGAATTTTACAAAAAAAAATAATAAGCTATTTGATCTACTCTTATTTATAATAGCCGGTATACTAATAATACTGATAATGGATCAACTATTTAAATTGGCACTTATCATTGGTATGGATAAGACCCTTCGCACGATAGATAGTATCATTCAGTCCCGTGAAATTTTATAAACTTAAATGAAAAGTAAAAAAGGGTTTTTTGTTGTCCTTTTTTACTTTTCTTCGGGTTTTTTAGTTCTTCTGCTCGGCCTTCTTCTTCTTGTATGAGCGCTTGGGCTTCACCGGCTCGGGCTCGACGATCGCCACCGGCTCGGCCTCGACAATCGCCACCGGCTCGGGCTCGACGATCGCCACCGGCTCGGCCTCGACAATCGAGACCGTCTTCTTCTTGTAGGAGCGCTTGGGCTTCACCGGCACCATCTCGGGCTCCGGCTCGACGATCACCACCGGCTCGGGCTCCGGCTCGACGATCACGATCGGCTCGACGACCTTCTTCTTGTAGGAGCGCTTGGGCTTCACCGGTTCGGGCTCGACGACCACCTCCTTCTCAGGCTCGACCTTCATCTTGGTCCAGCGCTTGAAGCCGTTCTTCATCTCAGTCACAATGTACTTCTCGTTGTCGCTGCCCGTCGCGATGAACCCGATCTCGTAGGTGCTGGCCTTCTCAACCGGCGCCTTGCGGATGACAATCTTCTTCTCGGTGTTGGCAATCATTTCTGAGTGTGTTGTGTGTTGTGTTTGAGTGTTAATTGAATATATAAGAGGTTTTCATTTTTTCTTTAAATTTTAAATTATTTGTGAAAATATTGTAATTTAAAAAGGAAAACTTTTTTGCACAAAAAAGCAAAACCTTGTAAAGTAAAAAAAGGTGTCTTTTGTTGTCCTTTTTATACTTTTTTGTCTTCTACTTCTTCTTCGGCGCATCCGGCACCTTGCGCTCCTTCTTGGGCTTGGTCGGCGTCATGATGACCTCCTCCTCATCAGTCTGCGTCTCCTGCTCGCAGCACTGCTTCTTGGACTCGGGCTCGGCAACCTTCTTCTTGTAGGTGCGCTTGGGCTTCACCTGCACCATCTCGGGCTCGACGATCACCACAGGCTCGGGCTCCGGCTCGACGATCTTCTTCTTGTAGGAGCGCTTGGGCTTCGCCACGATCACCTCCGGCTCGGGCTCGACGATCACGACCGGCTCGACGTTCTCGACCTCCGGCGCCTTCATCTTCATCCAGCGCTTGAAGCCGTTCTTCATCTCAGTCACAATGTACTTCTCGTTGTCGCTGCCCGTCGCGATGAACCCCGTCTCGTAGATGCTGGCCTTCTCAGCCGGCGCCTTGCGGATGGCAATCTTCTTCTCGGTGTTGGCAATCATTTCTGAGTGTGTGTTGTGTTTGAGTGTTAATTGAAAAAATAAGCGGTTTTCATTTTTTCTTTAAATTTTCATTTATTTGTGAAAATATTGTAATTTAATTGAAAACGGTTTTTGTGTCTTTTAATAACCGAAAGGGAAAATAGTTCAGAAAGAACATTTACCCGAAAGGGAAAATCGTTCAGAAAGAATATTTACCCGAAAGAATATTTACGATGCGATTGTGGGGGCGGTTCAATGGCTTTTTGGACCGGTTTCATCTTAAGGTCGGCCGGATCCCATGAGATATATATGACACACACGTGTGGTGGAGGCAATATTTGAACCAAAAAACCGTTTTTGCGTAAAGAATCTACCACATATTTCGTACAGTCGTGAATATCATATAGTGGATATCCAAACAACATTCCTGGTATCTCATAAAAAGTATTTAGACCTCCGTGGTGTGATATATTTCTTATTCGACGATGACAAAGTTCGATCATACGATCGAATGCCTGTTTTTTTATATTGTCTTTTTTGTTTTTTAAACTGTATAATTCCTGCAATTTAATCATCGGTGCCATACTATTTAAACCCTATACTTATAGTATATTTATTATGAAGACTAAATTTTCGCATTTGATTATGACGGGCGGTGGATTAAGTGGCCTTGTATATATAGGCATCTATCGATTTTTTAAAGAACACGAAGTTCTGAAAGACATCCATTATATGGCAGGTACTTCAATTGGGGCATTCTTTATATTTTTATTTGGATTAAATATCGATTATGATAAAATTGAAAACATGTGTATGGGCAGTGAGGGGCTCTGTCATAAATCCTCACTCGTCGAATTCAATCCATGTAATTTATTGAATATACGGACAAATCGAGGGCTTTATAAAACAGAACGCTTTAAGCCATATCTTGTTGACTTTTTGAAAGAGAAGTATGACATAGAAGACATCAGTTTCTCAGAATATATTAAATTAACAGGTGTCGATATCCATATATCTGCAACATGTCTCAATACCCATTCACATTTAGATTTGTGCAATGACACATTTCCAGACATGTCGGTATTAACCGCCATTTTAGCATCGATGAGTGTCCCTGTACTATTTGAACCGGTAATATACAATGATTTGATGTTGGTCGACGGAGGATGTTCTGATAATTTAGATATATATAATGTAGTGAAAAATAAATTAAATAGAGCACTCTATATATCACTCGAACCAGACAGCACTTTTACGAACGAACAGCTACAAAATAATTTAATGTTATATGGTCTATCTATCATGCTATCACTCATAAAGTCTTCTCATACAACAAAAATAATAGATGATTTTAAAAATCAAATCGATATTATTAAAATTAATAACATCCCTATCCAATTTTTACAAGGTGTTTTTGAAAACAATATGTTTTATACCGTAATCGAAAAAAAAATATTAGAAGAATGCATTATATTTGGTTACAAAAAAATGTATAGCTTTTTTGAACTCAAGCGTTATCTTTAACAAATTTCATCAGATTTTCAATAGTGCGATCGCCTTCGAAAACGGTAACCTTGCCGTCTTTCACAAGTTGTATGTGGGGGAAACCCTTGATCTTATATTTTTCAATATCCGGTGAATTGGATCCGTCGACTTTATTCGTGACAATGGTATCAGGTGCCATTTTTACAAATTTCTCCCATTCAGGCGTAAATTCCGTACACCATCCACATGATGGAAGGTAATAATAAGTGAGAGTCGGCTTCGATGAAAACGTCTCTTTGCGGCACCAGAAAAAGGCGATCATCGCAAGAAGGAACACAGCACATGCCACAATTGCAACACGTGTCATCATCATATCTGACTTGGGGGTTTTTTTCATCTTTACATTATCCAAATATAATAATTCTCTTTCAATGTCGTATTATTTATATTTTTTAAGGTACTTAAGACTTCGTCGCTCCATTCGTTATCTATTATAATAAAGTTATGCTCGCCCTGAATCATATAAAGTGTCTCTAAAGAATAATTTCGAAAGTCTTCTATACTTATTATTATTATTCTTCGCTGTTCTTCGATAAATTCATCAAAATTAGCACTTTTATTAAAAACGTCATATTCTTCTTGAATCAGTGCTTCATACACTTCTTCCTTTTTTCTAGTTATAATAATTGTCCTGTAAATATCCAGGGTCTTATTATATTCATTAAACGCTTCAATCCATCGATCAGAACTCATATAAAAACTAAATCTCTTGGTTATGTTAATACGAGGTTCTTTATATGAAAATTGATTTTGCAGAAGCATATAAAAACGTTAAAGAACCGCATATTAACCATTTATTCTTTGAAAAACTCATAGCATCATATGACTGTTTCAACGAAGAAAAATGGTCTTCGCGAAAACCAAAACTTCCGATGCCCGTAAAAGAACGTCCGAAGATCGGTATTCAAGACATTTCTCCAGAAAACATATATAAAAAAACACTCATCATGTCCTTGAACAAATTAACACCCACAAATATGGACACGGTCGGCATGTCTATTGTGAAAAATTACAAATTTGCAACAAAACATATATTTGTAGCTACAATTTGGGAGTATTTTATTCGGCAGCCGGCATTTCAAGATGTATATATTAAAATGATAGAAAAACTAAAACATGCGACAGAAATGGAAGACATATGGTCGGGTATATATCATTCATATATCACAAACGATTTGTGGAAGTTAAATTATGAGTTGATAGAACAATCACATAATTATGATGATTTTTGCGAATATATAAAAGAAAAGAAACGTTTAAACGCCATGGCACAAGGATGGGCTCGGTTGATGAAAATTGGTCTAATAATCACAACTGACCTTTTTCAATGGTGCAATGTCGTCGTCGATTGGTGTCTCTCTTTCGATTTATCAAATGTGATCTATCGTACAATGATCGATAGCTACATTGAACAAATCAAAGAATATTGTACGTACATACATGTGAAGGTTCCCGAGGAACTTATTGAAAGGGTGAATGGTATGACAGAATTGAATATACAAAAATCGACAAAATTTAAGATTGAAGATTTTGTGAAAGAAAATAAAAAATGATAAAATATTTTAGAAGAAACAAGACATGGTGGATTATAAAGCGAAAATCATCGATGAACTCAACATCATACGTAAAAGCGAGACAGTTGCCGGAGAAAAGTTTAAAGTGATTGCTTACAGCAAAGCCATAAATGGCCTAAAAGATTTACCCAAAATTGAAAGTATCGAAGATATTAAGGATGTCAAAGGTATCGGTGAGGGCATTCGCAAAAAAATAGCCGAGATCATTGAAACCGGTGAATTAGAAGCAAACAAAAACCGCAAAGACGACAGCATCGTTCATTCATTGATGAATATATACGGTGTAGGTCGTGTGAAGGCTCTTAAATTAGCAAATGAAAACAATATTCAGTCGATTGAAGATTTACGCAATAACACCCATCTATTAAATACAAATCAAAAAATCGGTCTCGTCCATTATGAAGATTTCTTAGAGCGGATTCCACGTAAGGAAATGGGACAGCATTCTCGTTTTATTAAAAAAGCAATTAAATCATTAAAATTGAATATCGATATGGACATCGTTGGGAGTTACCGTCGTGGAGAGGAATCGAGCGGTGACATCGATGTGTTATTAAAATCGTCAAATCCGGAGGATTGTCTCAATGTGGTAAATAAGTTAAAAGAGTTAAACTACATTACAGATACGCTCGCTCTCGGTGACAAAAAATTCATGGGGGTGTGTAAGATCGGCGAGGATAACAAGTATCGGCGACTAGATATATTATACACACCCGAAGAACAATATGGATACGCAATCCTGTATTTTACCGGCTCGATGAAATTTAATATCGCTGTGCGCAAAAAGGCATTGGAACGGGGGTACAGTCTAAATGAACATGGATTCACCCCAAATGACGGTGTACCACTTTTGAAAACTGAAGAAGAAATATTGAATTTTCTCGGTATAAAAATGATCGATCCAAAAAAGCGGAAGGATGAAAAAATTCTGTTAAAAAATCTTCTTGATTAAGATATAGAAGAGATATGTCACCAGAAAACATCGAAGCTATTTTTTGGGCTTTTTTAAGCATCATTGGTATCGTACTGATGGGTCTTACATACACCTATATCGATAAACTAGAGCGCATTAAGTGTGCGTGTGCCGAACACCCCTACAAGAACTTTATAAAGAAGTACATTATTTTCGCTATTTGCTTTTTATTAGTAACCGCATTCCTTCCACCGTCGATGGTTGTCGGTTTTGCCGGTCCAGTATACGGAATGATCTACTTAGTTGTCAAGTGGATCTACGTAATCGCCACGGTCGTATTCTTCGTATATGCCCTTCGCTACGTCCAATACCTCACCCGTGAGAAATGCAAATGTTCCGAAGAAATCCGCCGCGATGTATTATACTGGTGGTCAATCACTCAATTAGTGATATTCGCCATCCTTATTGTACTTCCCTTTATACTCATGGTTGCGACTGGTGCCTTCGCTCTTGCCGTCAAGAGTGGCAAGGGTGTAGTCTCGAACCTCGACAAGACCGTGATGATGACGGCGGTCAACCCAGTAAAGGGCGCCAAAAAGGCGACCGGTGCCCTCCTCGATGATGTTTCGGTGGCATCACGCTCATTAAAAAGAACCATGAAGTCCCTTAAGTCCAAGATGGGCAAGTAAATCTTTTATTTTTTGTAAATTTTTCATTTTGAAATTTGATGTAAAGCAACTAAGAGTGGTGACATGATAACTACTGAAAAGCACCAAACTGAACCGGTGCTACATGGATATATCAACCAACTTAAATAGGCTGTCGAAAGAATAATAAAACATAATGGTAATGTTATTTGAGTCGGAGCCATAAATATAGCAATCATTATTACAATGAGATACACGTAATACCCTGATTGTTCACGAGTTTCTATCCACGATAGACGCACGTGATTACACTCTGGTGTCGGTTCGATGTTCCATTTTTTTGAGTGCAAAAGATAAAGTAAGAAATATATATATATAAATGTTATGAGAACAAATGCTACAATATGCTGTATTTCTAAAGTATCTGTCATTTTCCTTGATACGAGTCCCATTATAAATAGAAAAACAGGCTGAAGCATATTTAACCAAAATGTCGTTTCTATTATTGGTTGGGTAATCGGTTCTTTGCGATTATGCTGTGTCCATATATAATACTCAATCAATTGCATCAATAACGCAAATTGAGATGCAATTGCGAATGGTATGATATATACATATTCGCCATTCCAATATTGTAAAAGCACTATTATAACTGCGATATTTATAAATGTGCCGACAATGAATGCTGTAATTGAATAAATTGGACCGAAACACATTACACTGATATATATATATGTAAAAAAATAAAAACTTTATAGATCGAGCGTCTTACGCCCGCGTCCTCGACCACCCTTTGAACGACTGCCCGTGAGTATCCCATTCATGTCAGCCGTGTCTTCAATAATCGAAGTGATTTCTTCATCACTTATCGATAATGTTTCGACGCGCGATGAAGAAGGAATATTTGTATTAATTTCATTATGGACGTTCTCAATTATACTGTCAATTGATGGACCCGACATTTTTTGTTGTTTTTGTGGCATTTGACGTGGCGGTTGTGGAGCGCCACCGCCCATCAAACCACCCCCTAGTAAACTGCTCATCATGCCAAATATATCGCCTCCGCCTCCGCCTCCGCCCGACGATTGTTGTGGCGGTGGGGGCTGTGGCTTTGGTGTTGGCATATTCATACCAGTGTACTGTTGCGAAGCAGCCTGTTGAAACTGCTTCATCAGTTCGGGATTCGAACGAAGTACCGATTCGACACCCGGAAGCGGCTGTTGCTTGAACATACTGCTCGTTAAATGGAACATAAAAGCACTTCCCGAAAGGCTCATCATTAGACGTAACTCGGGTGCCATTTTACGACCACTTCCCTTGTATTTGTCGTGGAGTTCCTCAAAAATATCATCATAATCATTTACATTTTCATGGACCTGTTCAGACCAACCATCGATCTTAATATCAAACGGATCAAAACGATTATTCATGAATTCGATACCTGTCACACAGGCCATGAGCATCTTGCGCTGAAAACGGATTGAGGCATCTACTTCCTTCTCACGAACGATACGATTGTACTCTGTACGCATCTCATCGATGTTCGATTGCATGGTAAATTTGCGCGGAAGACGGAAACCCTTCGATTCGAGACGATCCATTTGATACAAAATTTCTTTCTTCTCATTAATCTCATTCATTTCAGTCTCGGCACGACTTGTAAATATCGGCTTCTTTTGACGCTGTTGCTGTTCGATGACCGAAGAAGCCTCTGTGTCATCCGATGATTCACTCGCAGATGAGGAAATAGGTACGTTCATTTTTGGAGCACGAAATTCCATCTCACTTTCATTTTCACTAAAAGAAGATAGCGATGAACCACTTGAACTACGAGCGAGCGCAGCTGAACTTATTTTTGAACGATTTATTAAGAGGTCGGCACCCAGCGAAACAGGCGGCTTTTTTATACTAAATTGCGGCGTAAAATCACTATCGTCGATATCTATTATATTATCATCATCTTCTGTACGTATCATAATAGATGGGTTGTTGATCATTCTAAATAATAGTTTTGGATATCTTTTTAAGTCGAATAATTACGCACTGGAAAATATTCATTTTATTTCCAACTCTTTAATGCAGATTTCAAAACTTTTCCAATACTTTGTGATCGCCTTTCCCAGTTTTTTACTAATAGGACTATTCGGATTTTTAGACAATAGATACTTGATATTTGATCTCGAATAATTACCCGATGCTTCCTGTTTTACAGTGGGCTTGCGCGCATTTACCGTCCTGAATATATTTGTCTGGTCTTTTACCGGATTTTTAATATAAGATATCGCCATACACAATGTATCCGATAAATCATCCTTCTTTTTTGTTGCCTTCCACAAATCCGTGACCCACTCTTCTTGTGGATTTTTATCTAACCACTCCTTTGAAATATCAATTGCTGCTTGTTTTCGAGCACCATACCGTTTTTTACCACCACCACTGTGCTCTTTTCCCGTACCGGATAATTTATATACAGGGCTGTAGATTATCACATCCGTAAATTCCTTCATACGAAAATACATCTCAATGTAACATTGTACATTTGTCATTTTACGCGTCATCTGCCGTTCAATCAATACAATACTGTCCTTGAAGACATCGTATAATTCATTGAATTCGGTAATCAACGTTTTACAGATGTCATTGCCGTACCCTGCATTTATCACCTTCCACGAAATAATCTTATTCTCTTGCAGAACACATATAGCTAAATTTTTTATACCGACGTCAATCGCTAAGATTTTATTCTGAGCCATGTACATATATATATATGTATATATAGCTACATATGTTTAACTCTGTTTTTTCCACGTTCGTTCTCGTAACTGTTTTATAACATACGGGGTGAATTCACGGATATTGTTTTTTATAATCAACCGTTTTAAATCTCTGAAAAAGTAATCTTTCAAATACTTTTTATTCTCGTTCGTAATACTGTGACACTTTTTAGCTAACCAATTATATTTAAGATAGATACTTTTATTACTATCATGCTCCTCTGGGAAAAAAGGACAGATACATCCACTACTTATTAATGACGTTATGTAACGATTTATTTGAGGAGTTTGAAGATAGCTCAGTGGCACATCATCCAGGATATTTTCAAAAACGGCAAAACCATAATCAGGACAGAGCAGCAGATTTCTCTCCATATCATTATAGACCGCATTATTATCAATTATCATCAGTCGCTTGTGTAAAACCTCATCTTTTTCGGCCTTTGTCAAATTTTGTTTCCCAATTGAACGCAGGACACGCGGATATATTCGTAAAATCGATTTGCTATAAGAACCATCTCCATTGCTTATACAATCATCTCTGGTAAATAAAGGCCTTTGGAATTTTAAATCATGCGCATCTTCCACCCACTGAATCTCCTTATTCGCCCATTTTCTCTCACTCGCTGTATAAATAAAAAAATAGATGTTTCCACCATAATGTTCTTTTAAATCTTTTATGAAAGACGAAAAACCTTTTCTTATTAAATTGCTCTGGGGTTTAAACGCTTGGGGGCATTGTGAAAGGGATTTATTTGGAAATTTTAAACCGTTTTTCTTATAAAATTCTTGTAATGTGTGTTTATACGATTGGTAATCAACTTTGCCAGCGATTGTACCATCCCAGTCTAATATTATAATCAGGGGCAGCATCTCTTATATAAGCGAAATTTTATTTTTACGAACCGCACATCAGACAGCCCTCTGGGTTCTCCCGGCTACATGCGAGTTCCTTCGCTTTTTGGACGTCCTTTGCGGTTTCCTGATCGATAGTAAACGCGATCGACTTCACCTTCGGACGTGTCCGCAAATAATACAAGCCCGTCTTTAGACCCTTCGACCATCCGTAAAAGTGCATGTTCGTCAATTTACTGATGTCGGGTGCCTCAATATAGAGGTTTAGCGACTGGGTGTGACACACGAATGGTGTGCGATCGGCCGATTGATCGATAATGTTCTTCTGCTTGATTTCCCAGACGGTCTTATAGAGCAGTCGGGTTTCTAAAGGAATCTCGATAATGTGCTGGATACTTCCCTCGCCAGCAATAATCCGCTCCTTCATCTTCTGATTCCACATTCCCGCCTTGATCAGATCCCAGATGAGATACTTGTTGATAACGGTAAATTCACCCGCAAGTGTGCGACGCTGATAAATATTCGATGTCAGTGCCTCAAACGACTCGGTGTAGCCCATGATCTGACTCGTCGTCGCCGTAGGCATCAACGCAATCAACAGCGAATGGCGCAGACCATACTTCATAATGTCCTTTTTAAGCGGCTCGAAGTCATACAGGACTGGCTTTACACCATCGTGCATATCGAACTGTAGAATGCCTTTTGCTGCCGGACTCGACGGAAAGGATGAATAGGCACCCTTGTGCGACTTCATTACTTGCTCTTCAGGGATGCGCGAATAGGCTTCGATGTTCTCACTGCGCTCTTTCGCAATTTCCATAGATGCCTCAAGTGAGGCATGATACATCGTTTCCGAAATATGACGATTCAGAAGAGCGGCCTCCTCCGACTCATATGGCATACGCAACATCATATACACATCGGCAATACCCTGCATACCGATACCAATCGGCCGGTGACGCATATTTGAATTGCGTGTCTCGACTGTGGGATAAAAGTTCCGATCAATTACCTTATCCATGTTTTTTGTGACCATTTTAACGACCTTGTGAAAACGTTCGAAATTGAAACGGTTGCCCTCGACATACGTCGGCAGCACAATCGATGCCAGATTACAGACACCATACTCTTCCGGAGAGGAATAGATCAGAATTTCGCTACAAAGGTTTGAGCACTTGATGACGCCCAGATTGCTCTGGTTGGAAAGCTGGCACTTGTCTTTATAGAGCATATAAGGGCCGCCCGTCTCAATCTGGCTACGGATAATTTCCATCCAAAGGTCTTTTGCCTTTACGACTTTCTTGGCTTTTCCTTCGGTCTCGTATTGAACGTACCGCGCTTCATATGCGTCACCGTACAGGTTTTCGAGGTCGGGTGCATCAAACGGACAGAAGAGCGACCAATCGGCACCATCTTTGACACGCTTCATAAAAATATCCGGAATCCACAGGGCGATAAAGAGATCGCGGCAACGTTCCTCTTCAGAACCAGTGTTGCGACGGAGACAAACGAAGTCGAACACATCAGGATGCGACGGATCCATGTAGATGGCCGCACTCCCGTTCCGCTTGCCGGCTTGATTAATGTGAAGGAGTGTCTGGTTGAGCACACGAAGGAAGGGAATTAGACCCGTCGATTTACCATTCGTTCCACGGATAGTCGAACCGCGCGAGCGAATTTTATGGACGTTCATGCCGATACCTCCCGCATACTTGGAAATCATCGCACAATCTTTCGCACTGTCATACATGCCTTCGACACTGTCGTCTTTGACTTCGAGCAAAAAGCACGAACTCATCTGTGAATGGCGTGTGCCCGCATTGAAAAGAGTTGGGGTTGCATGGGTATACTCGCGCGTACTCATCGAATCGTACATCTCAAATACCTTCTCGATGTCTTCACCATGGATACCAATCGAAACACGCATCCACATGTATTGGGGGCGTTCGACCACATTACCATTCACCTTGAGGAGATAGGCACGCTCGAGCGTCTTGTATCCAAAGTAATCGAAGAGATAGTCGCGCTGATAATTAATCTTCTTATCGATAATATCACCGTGCTTTTTCACAATAGTATAAAGTTCATCAGACAAAAGGGGCATTGGATTTCCACGAGCATCCTTGACAGCATAGAGGATTTCGACAGCCTCGGTATACGTATCGGGAGTGGTCTTGTGAAGGTTGCTAATGATTACGCGAGACGCAAGAATTCCATAATTGGGGTGAACGGTGCTCATGGTGCTGCATGTGGTCGCAGTAAGTTCATCGAGCTCGGTTGTCTTCACACCATCATAAATCCGCGAACAGATCTTCTGAGCAATTTCATCGGCTTCGACACCTTCGAGACCCTCCGATAAAACCGAGATGCGACGGAGAACTTTATCGAATGAAACAGGCTCATACGTACCATCGCGCTTGAGGACACGCATAATGCTTTTATATGTATATCAATGACGTTTTAAATAATTTACCAAAAATAAAATCAAATTTTTTATCTACTTGTTACAGACGTTTGTCCAAGCGATTTGTGTAGGATTCACATTCGCAGTATTGCTTGGACCACATTGTTGAACATATTCGCATCGCATTGATGTGGGATTCAGGGGAAAGGTGCGCTTATCGACAGCCGCCATATAGTCTGGATAGAGGCGATTGCATTTCATGTGATAATCACCCGAGATTGATAGAGCTTGGTCATTGTAACGATTCGAAACATTTTTTAGCGCAATTAATTTTCGGCCAGAATCGGCATTCGCATTTTGAATAGTACCAGGCAGGTCAATATCTACAGATTCTTCCGGATTTTGACAATAATATTTTGAAAGTTTGCGGACTTTCGAATTCATCTTCGCTAATTCTTCTTTTGGCGTCTTCTTGAGTACCCAATAATCCGGACACGACATATTATCACCGCTGTATTTTTCAGGCATTGGTGCAGGCTTGTACGTAAATAATTGAACAAGTAATACTATTATAATTAGAATTACACCGGATATGAATGTCACTGTGAAAGGAAAACCCGAAACAAATAGCAATTCTTTCATCGTCGGCGATAACATCCCCGCGATCGATATCCCCAAGATAATGACACCGTATATTACAACAACGACAATGGTCCCTTTAAAATATTTTGTACGCTCAACATTCGTCTTTTTTTTATACTCTTCCTCGTCTTTTAACTTTTGTTTTTCGGCTTCTTCTTTGAGTAATTGAGCTTCCTTTTTCTCTTCCGCAGTCGGTTCTACTTCTGGTTCTTCCAGACCACTCATTTATATATCTATTTTATATAAATGTTTTTCTTTCCAATGTTCGACTTCCTTTTGTTGTGGCTATTGTTGAACGTTCCATCGGCATTGGTAACGTACTTACATCGACGACATATTTATCATATTGCTGTAAATTACTAAAAACCTCACGGACACACCAATCTAAGACTTTTTTATTCAGTTCACGAACCTGACCGATAATATCAATCGAACGGTTTTTACTGTATTGTAGATAAAAAGACCGCATTATGACCTTGAGATCTTTGTCGCTCTGACGACCAATCACGTGTTTACCATTCGTTAATTGATATACTTTGTAGCGTATGCCTTCTTGTAATACATCGATATTATTACATGAAAAGAACATGTTACTGAGGTTATTTGGTGTGAATGTGCCCTGAACGGCTTCGATATAGAAAGAGCTGTTATCAATAGGCGATTGCTTATAAATGGACAAGGGACTTTGTGACGAAATATTGACACGTCCATTATAAGAAGTCATCTCTGTAAAAAATAGATATTTTAATTTCTTAAATATAAGTATTGATATGGAAGTCCTATTCGAACAAAAAATTCCAAAGATTTTAGAAAAGCACGAGATATCTGTATCGGATGAAACAGTAATATATAAACAAATTGCCTATCACATGTTTACTATGGTATTTAACATTTGTGCGATCATAGCTACAAATACACTTATACACGACAGCGCAGATCACAAAGTGACACCGGAACACATTAAGACATCGCTCGAATACGTAATAAAAAAGTGCTATTCGGGAAAGAAACAGACAGGAGGAGGTTCCTCTGATGAATATGGTTCAGATAGTTTATACCAAGTTATGCAGCAAAAGGGTGGCGATTTCATGATTATATTTACAAGGATTATGCCCGAAAAGGAACTCTTTCCTTCGCGATTTATAAAAGAAATATTAGATTCTTTTGAAGTGACAATAAGTGAGAATGCCTTAAAAAAACTAAAAAACGTACTAAAGATGCATCTCAGCTGTCTATTAAGAGATTTAAAAAAGTCAGGTAACCCACTGACACCAACTCTAGTGACAAAAGTTATTAATATGAAACGTCATTCAGTGTTTTTATAATGATTTCCGTATTTCTTCTTTTTGTTCGTCATTGGCAAATGCCCATACCCATGCAGCTCGTTTTTTATAATTCTCTATTTTCTCTTGAGTATCTTTTATATTCTGTTCATAGATCTCTAAACTATCTTTTGTAAATTCGGACATATCTACATCCATTTTTGTAGCTATAGTCAATAACTTGAATATATTTCCTTCATTGAAGGCTTTTTTAACAGATATAAAAAGGGTGTCATCACCGCCCGTTTTATCCGGATGAGTCTTTAGTGAGAGCGACTTGAACATCTTTTTTAAAATGGGCGATTTTTCTGGTTGTTCGACCTTCGGTTGCTCTTCGGATCCTTCTTCGACAACAGTAGGCTGCTTTAATTCCTCAACGGGAATATTTCCACCATAGTATTCTTCTATAAATTTTTGACGATAAATATTAAATAAATATTCGGTCTCAATGAGCTCTTTTTCTAAATATTCATACTGGGCAAAACACCTCTTTATTTTTATATCGAATAGTTCCTTATCCATACTCAATAGATGGCTACGTAAAAATTTACGGTTCTCGCAAACAGACAAATTTACACATACGAAATATCCTTCTCGCACGTCGGACACTCTACACAATCAAACCAGCACCGATAGCACAAGTGTGTCTTACAGCATGGCACTTTTGTCGTCGTCTTGTTCTCGCATTTATGGCACTTTTGAGCCGAATACGTAATATTCGGCATCCCAATAAAGAGGTCATTCATTTTATCTAGCACTTCCGCCTCTTCCTTAATCTCTAGCGAACCCATCGTGCTCAGGCACAACTTGGGAACATCTTCGAACAGCCCATCGGTAAATTTTTTGAATTTGTTTTTGTTAAGCTTCTTTTCAGCCAGTTCTTTCTTACTTACGGTATATACTTTCAGGTATAGTACGATGGGATCATTGTCATCGTACTTACAATAGACATTTTTGCTATAAATCAAGAATTTAATCATATTGTCTGAGCGCATATCGAAGCGAGAATTGCACGATACATTATCAATTTTGTCGAAATACATATGGATATTATACGGATAGCTCTCATTTTCCAGAAACTGTTCGTAAACGGTCGTCAGTAGGATATCCATCTTTCTTTATCATTATGAAAACATAAAATTCATTTTTTAATCCTTCTCAGGCGGCGGCCACATCGCATTGACCAGCTTCATGTTTTCATTGTGCGAATTCGAAGGGTAGTCTCTCCTTGATAAATGTGTTGTACGCAGTCAGAACAGGCTTCTCTTGCGGATCCATGATGCTACATAGAAATTCAATTTTTTTATTATATACAACATAATTAGGATATGTCTATCTGTGTTTTGGGAAATTTTTTAACTATTACTAATACAAATACACTAGATATATTATCAAAAAATATGGTTTTAGGAATTGGTAAAAATATAACGTGCTCGTTAGGAACAACCTTGACAATTAAAGGAAGTGCCTATTTACCAGATATGTCTAAAATATATGTAGGTAATAATACAACCACTCTAGCAAGCACAATAAATACTGGATTACCTATCGGCTGCATAATGATATGGTATAATACAGAAGCCACTATACCAGCTGGATGGGCTTCATGCAATGGTTCAAATGGAACTCCAGATTTAAGAAACCTTTTTATAATTGGTACAGATACTAATCACGCTGCTACAAATACTGCGTACCCACAAGGCACTACTCTAGGTAAAATTAATAATGCTGTTACTATTACAACATCTCATTTACCAGAACATACGCACAACGGTACAACAGGTCCTGGTGGGGTAGCGCACGATCATCCATATCCAAGAAGTGGCATAGGTGTCGGTAATGATTGTCCCAGAGCAACTGCCAGAGGTACTAATGAATTTGTCAAGGCTACGAATCCCAATGAACACGATCACACAATTGTTACACAGTCGACTGGGAACGGAGGTTCTCTCACAATATTACCTCCTTATTATGCATTGATATATATTATGAAAATATAGTACCATCGTTTATGAAACTTTAATAATATATATCAATGCATAATAAGGAGGTAATATATTAAATGAAGTTCCAGTACCAAAAGTATCTGTCGCATCTATCGGATGTGAATGTGCACCCTCACTACCCGATAAAACGATAGCAGAACCGTCGGTACCGCCTGTTAAATTTCCAGTAGTTCCGGTGCCTGCATTAAACCCTTTAATAGAATGAGCATGTGAAAACGTAGCTGTAGTTACAGTACCGTGTGTATGTGCCGGTAGAGAATTTACAGTTAGATTGCCTGTAATACTACCACCACTCGACCCTTGACTATACGTATTTCCTGCACAAATTACAAATCTTTCTCTTAAATCCGGGATAGTAATTCCATTTGATGTTCCACCAATACATTCAACCCATCCTGTTGGCAAAGTAGACGATATTGCGTTATTCCACATTGCTATAGAACCAATTGCCACACCACTTTGAGATATTAAAGTAGAAAGAGATGTATTTGTAGAACCGATAAACACATTGCTCAAGAAATAAACACCTGTTGTATTCTGTGCATTAAAATTACTTGATATGGTAACATTTGAAGTAACGTTTAAAGAAGAATTTATATCAATATCTGTATTATTAGTGTTCAAATTTATATACTTATTAGTAACTATCTTCTTTGACATAATTAAATTGTTTTATATTAATATATATATATATTAAATTATGTTTT